ATAAATTAATACATCTTAATAATACTTCATTATTATTATATTCAGGGAGTACTATTATTTCAAAATTAACAGCTATGTTTATAATAAAAGCATCTCTAATTTCAATATTATCTCCAATAATTCTATTTTGAGAAAGATATGTTCTTAAATTTTGTTTTACAGCATTTGAAGGTTGAGAAAAATGTCCTTGTGCATTTTGAGTTAAACAATATAAATTAAGAGTTTCAATGGTTGATACTTGATTATCAGTTAATTTAGGCTGTTCAATAAATGCTTTAGATATAGCTCCATATTCTGAAGGCATGCTTAAAGCTCTAACTAAATAGTCATCGGCTGTAACAGATCTTTTTTGGGATGATACTAGAGCTAAAGTATTTTGTCTAATTTCTTCAATAGTATCCCCAGCTCTACCACCTGAAGCTGCTTCTGGGTTATTTGAGGAAAGAGATCTAAAGATGTAATTTGCAGTAGTAGCGTTAAGATTAATTTGGTTAAAATTAACATTAGTTGTATTAATGGATGTTAATGTGTTAGCATCAACATTTGAGGTAACTCCACCACCTGTTAAATATCTAACCGTTAAAGTTGTATTTGAAGGTGCAATACCGTAAGTATCTGTGTATAAAAAGTTAGTAGGTGAGTATGCTGATGTTAGTTTTGATTGTTGGGTTAATAATCCCAATCCAACGTTATTAGGGTTTGGGATTATATCTTCATCATTATCAATAGCAGTTCCTGATCCGAATTGGATTTGTAATGTTCCTGCTGAGGTAAATCTAGTGGAAAATCTACGTTGTACTTTTTCTAAACTTAAAAGATAAGGAACCTCTCCAGAATCTAATACATTATTAGGATCATTAACATTAGTATTTTTAATCTTTTTATAAATCATTTCTTGACCTAAATGATCTACTTCATACCATACATTACCATCAGAATCTATAATATCTAATATTTTAACTATATTTGAGCTATTTATCTCAATTGTTGTAAAATTTTCGGGGGTAGTAAAAGTAAAGGTTTGGGAATTAATTTGAGAGGAAATAGTTTTTCTGCTTTTTTTCAAAAGATAATATTGTGGTGAATCTCCTGAAATTTGGTATATTGAGATCTCGGTTGGGTCTTGGGATGATGAAAATGAGAAATCTATTTTATCTTGGAGTAAAAAGGGTGTATTCCCTCCTGCTGCTGAAGAGATTATAGTGTTTTCATTTATTGTTAAAGCATAATCATAATCGGGTACTATAGTTCCCCCAACATTTTTAGCAGGGAGTTGTTGATAAAAATCAACAGTAGTTTGAGCTACTCCTGTTGTTTTAGGTTTATACCCAAACATATATGATAACTCATAAACATTATTTGTTTGTTGAGCAAATTGGATAAAGTTTTCTTGGAATTGATTATCTAAATAAAAACTTAAAACATCTCCTACATAAGAGGATTGTTCAATAATCATCATACCTGGAGAAGCAGGGGAGAAGTCATTGTAAGTATTTGGGAAATACGTTTTAGAAAACTCGATTAGTCTATTTCTAAAATCGGAAAAATCCCTATTTAAATATTTTATATCACGTTTGATAGTAGCCATTATGTAAATGATATGTTAATTTCGTCTTGTATGTTAGTGTTTATAACCGTATAAGTGAAATTTATTGATATTTCATTATTATTTTCATTTCTAGAGACATTTAAATCTTCTATTTGAATATTTGGGAAGTAATTTCTTACTTTAAGAGATATATCTTCTAATAAAAACTCAATATTATCATTATATATTTGTTCAAAAATGAAATTTCTTATACCTCCCCCAAAAGTTGGATTTAATAGTCTTTCCCCAGGGTTAGTTAAAAAAAAGTTTATTAAATTATATTTTATAGAGTCTTTAGTTTGATAATTTGACTTAAAAACAGCAGGACCATTAAAAGGAAGAGAAATACCAACAGCAGCACTGTTGTTTAAATCTATAGGAAATATTTGCTGTTGTCCAAAAGCCATTATTTAGTATTTAATAAATTCATAATTTGATCCGTCCCAACTTCTCCATTAGGAAGGCTTCCATTTATAGGATCAGCCATAGGTGATGGGTTAAATTTAGGAGTAACATCTTTACTAGTCATAGTCATTCCATTTAAAACATCCATATATTTTTGTCTCATGTTAGCTGTTACTTCAGGTGAATTAGAAGAAATATTAACTTGTGGAATTGAATGTTCTGTAAGAGTTTGTTGTCTTGAAGATTTAAAGGATTCTAAGAGAATTTCTTTTAATTCTTCTTGAAATACTTCTTTCACTGCTTCTTTGATAATTTTTTTAAAGACATTTGTTTTCATATTGATTATAAATATTTAATTAATCAGCTTTTAAATTATTAGTTTGTATATAAAATACAAGTTCATTAATTAGTATTTGATCTGAGGAACTAAATGAGTATTCTCCTCGTAATAGTATAACTCCTTGATCATTTTTAGCGATAGCTCTTTTTCGTTTAAGATTATTAGTAGTAGGTTCTGTTTCAACATCAAAATTAAATCCATTAATTTGAATATTTTGTTGAGTATTTTGTTGAGTATTTTGTTGAGTAGTTGATGATTGTTGTTGTTCTGCATTAATGGCTCTTAATTCTTGGTTTATGCTAATTAAATCAGCATCAGATGTACATTTTTGTATATTTTCATCTAATAATGAAAGTAAATCTAAAATTTGTTGTAGTAAATCACGTATTATAATTAATATTGTTAATAATCCTTTACTTATGTTTGAAAATTTTTTAATATTACTATCAACGGTACTTTTAGTATCTTGGATAAGGGGAACTAGTGAGGGGACTGCAGGAGGGGGTGTTGGGATTGGTGTAAATTTTAAAGTATTGAATAATATTTCGGCTGTGGTTACTGTACTATTAATTAATCCTAAGGATATTGTTAAAGTATCTACAACTTTATAGAGATTATTTAATTGTTTTACTAGTTTATTTCTTCTTCGTATTAACTCTTTAATCTTTTCAGGATTCTCAGGACAAATTGGATTTATATCCTTTATTTTTCCCTTTATAAAATCCATTGCTTTTGTAATACCAAACTCAAACAACATTCCTAATATCATAGGTATTAAGGTTAATTTTAAATCATTAATAACCTTATTGAGGGATTTTTGTTGGAGTAAAGAGGGGTCTAATGGGGAGAGAGATTTTATTGTTTCTTCACTATATTGTAAAGAATCTAACTTATCTGTTTTTATACTAGATATTGTAGGGATTAGTTTAACTATTCCTATGTCAGGTTTAAGTGTTTTTGTAGGAAGACCATCAGCTGTATTTATATTATAAGGTATAACGGGTAAGGGGGCATAATTAGGGGTTGAGATTTTTAGGGTAATAAACTCATTTTCTTCAATTTCTCCTATTAATGTAAAATAACCTTTAATATCAGTTAAAGTAGAATCACCCTTATATGAAACTTCAACTCCAACTAAGGGAGATAAAGTTTTTACATCAATTACAGTACCCGTTATAGTATATGGTATTTTATTCACTATATTGTTTTAGTTATTTTAGATTTTGTACTATCTAATTGTGATTTTATTTGAGTAATAACTTGGTTAACATTTGATGCAACTAAGTTGAGGGGGGCGTTTGGGGATGGAACTCCACCTGGATATATAAGGCTGGTTTCTAGTATTGATGTTAAGTTAGATAAAGCGGTAAGTAGTTGGTCAAATAGCTCAATCGTAGTATTACCCAATAATACAGGTTCTGTTGCGTTTTGCGCTCCTAATCTAACGTTATTGGAATCAATAAATAAGTTTTTGGAGTTCATATTAACATACTCACCTACAGAAACACTAAGAGATTTTTCTCCTCCTATTAGCACCCCATCAGTTTTAGCATTCAGTATTATTCTATCTGAAGTTTGGATGATTTGAGGGTTTGCAAATGTAGATAAAGATTGGGGTTTACTTTTAAAAATATTGAATCTTCCTTCCAAATTTCTATCTATTGGTAGTGTTTGTGTTGATGTAAGGTAAATAGAAGATAAATCTTGATTTATATCTTCTGTAATAGGAATCCATCCTTCTTCAGAGGAGTTAGAGGGTTGTCCATTTCTTAAAATTACAATAGGATCTCCATTTTCACCTGCTTCAGACCAATTATTTTTATATTCACTTTTAGATTTAGTAGTTGACCCAAATCTTAAACTATTTCCCCATCTACCTTCATACATTACATCTCCAGCAAATGGGAGTAGAGGATGAATATTAGATTTTTCAATAAATGTATTTTGACTAGGATTTGAAGGACTATTTAAATCTATTTCAGTAGAACCATCTGTTACTCTTCTAACTAATCCACCTTCAATTTGCTGGTAGTCTAATTGTTGGGATGGGGGTAGGTTACTATTTCGAGGATTTGGGAGTGCGTTATGATGAGGGTTATTCCAAACATTATAAGAAGGTAAATAATAATATTCTTCTCTTAAAGTAAGAGCATCTGTAGGGATAGGAAGAAGAAATAATTGAACTACTTCATTTATTATAGGTAAACTTTTAGATTGAGGTGAATATGATTTCGCTACTTTCTCAATCCCAGGATTAGATTTATCAAAAACTTCAACAATAATAGTACCTAAACCATTCCATTGCCCAAAATCATTAAATCTAGGATGATTTTCATCTAAAATAATATCTTTAACCCTACCAAAAATAGTAATTTTTGATTTAGATGAGGAAGGGTTTGGGTTAGATTGAAGATTTCTAACAGCCCCTGTTAAACCAACTCTATTTATCATTGTATTTTTTTAGGGGATTTAGTATTAAAATTTTCTATTTCTTTAAATAATTGTGTTTTTTCTTCTTCTGATAATCCAAAATCTTCATCTATTTCTTTTCCGGTATTGAGAGCTCTTTGAGCTATTGTAGCCATTTTTATAAGTTGTTCATCATTTTTAAGACCAAGCTCCATATATTCTTTGATTAAAGGAACTATAAGAGTAGCATCCCCAATATCTGTAATTAAAGGTTTTAGTTCTTGGATAAGAGCAGTAATTTGTTCTTCTTTTTTCTTTTGATTATTATATATTTCTTGAAGTAAAGTTGAAAATTTCTTTTTTCCAAATATGTTTTTATCTAAACTACTCATAATATATTTTAATTATAAATATATTCTCTAGATTTTTTTAAAAATTCATATAACCATTTTCTAAGTAAAAACTATACTTTTCTTTAAAAATACTAAATAATTGATTAGATACTTTAGTAATTTTTTGGGTTTTAAAATCTCCTTGTTCTCTTATATAGATATAAAGAGCTTTTTTATTAAAAACATCTATATATTCTCTTTTTCTAAATAGCTCTAAAACAGAATCAGCCACTTGTGCATCAGTAGATTTTGGGAAATATTTATAAAGATTATCATCTACATAATCAACAAAACCATCTAAAAAGAATGAAAGTTTATCTTGTGAAGTATTATTAGAATCTAAATCGTATGAAAAATCTAATGAATGATGAAGATCTTCTATAGGGGATGAATTAATTTTATTATTATAATTTTTTTTATTATAATTGATTAACCATCTTTTAACTATAGTCCCAAAATATGAATATGCTTTAGGTGGTGTTAATCTTTTTAATTCCTTTTTACACTCCTCACAAACATCATTTAAATAAGGCTCTATAAAATCTTTTATTTGTTGGAGAGTTATTTTATCAGAATTTTTAGTATAATCCAAAAATGAATTTAATTGGTATAAAGGATATCTAGAAGATACATTTGGGTTTTTATTAAATTCTATCTCAGACAATATATCATTTGGTTTAATATCTGGATTATTTTGTTGGAAATCAACATAGTTTTTATAAGATGTATTACTATATTTCTTATTGATTATTTTATTTAATCTGTCATCAATACTTTTACTATGATGGTATAAATGGATTTTACTTAAAAGAAAAACTATTATTTCATGTTGTAAATGCTCTAAATCCTCTACATCAGTATTATAAAACTTAAAAGTATGAATTATATTTTGGGTAAGTTTAAAAAAAGGATAATGTATATCTTTTGAATATATTTTACTTCTTTTATTAGATGATTCTGTTTTATTATAAAGTAAAATAGCATCCTCAGTTTCCTGAGTGAAGTAATTTTTATTGATTTTTGATTTAGGAGGCATATTGATGGGGTTATTAAAGATCTTTAATCTTAAACTCATTTAAAACTTTTTGTATATTTTGTATTTCTTCAAAAAAGAAACCAATTTCATCATCTGATTTAAAAGAACCTTTATGATCTATATCTTTGAGTTTAGTATCAATAAATTCAATTATTTGAGAAATCTTATCTAAATACTGTAAATACCCAACAAGTATATCTTCTTGTTTTTCATTTTTTCTTAAAAGATTAATGGTTGTGAATCCAAGACCCACAACCAAAAAACTTAAAATTAATATTAAAATTATCATATCTTATCTAATAAATTCATAAGCCCACTACTTTGAATACTTTTTAAAGCTTTATCTTTTGTAGGGACTTTTTTTGTTGTATTATCTAATATAAAATTCTTTTTTTCATTAGGCACGGATTTTTCTTCTCCATTTAATTTAGGTAACCATTCACGTTCAAATTCAATACGAGCAGCCATTAAATCTGCCTGATGTAAGATAAATGGAAGTGAAGTGCGTGGTTTTTGTTCTGGCATAAATGAGAATAAATATTTTTTATTTGCTTCATCATATAATCCATCATGAGTTTGGATTGCTAACATCTCATTAAATGTATATTGAATACCATGTGATTGAAGTAAAAATAAACCTCTATCAGGAACTGAGGCGAATGGAACTTGAGTATTAAATTTATAATCTTCACCTAATTTTTCTTTTCTCCATTTATCATCCTGAGGGATATATGATTCATTTTCTTCATCTCCCATTTTACCTAAATCATGATTTAAAGCTGAAAATACTAATTCTTCAGTTGTAAATGTAGACATATCTGCTCCTTCATCACCCCACAATCTAGCTTGTTTAATAGCACATCGAATAACTCGTAAAACATGTTCTACATACCCTCCTGGGAATGCGTTATGATATTCTTTTTTATGCGCTGCAGGCATTAAAATTAAACGATCAGAATATTTTTGATAAAATTCTAATAATTTCTCTTTACGAGGTTCAGAAATATATTCATTAATATACCCCATTAATTCATCCCAATTTTCTTGGATTTGTTCTGCTGTTAATTTCATAACTTATTTTTTAGTTTAATTGTTATTATTCTCTTTCTATAATAGAATTTAGATCTTCTAATATCTCTTTTATTTCTGATAGAATATTTATTCCCTTATTTATATCTCTTCTTGATAGTTCTGATTTTAGTCTATTTAATTTTATATCTAACTGTTCAATTCTTTTAAGAGATAAATCTTTGTTTTTCATATTTTTTAATTATTTATATTTTATGAAGTTATCAAGAATTTTTTGGGGAATCAAGCATTTTTAAAAGACTCTTAAAAGAAAATAAATAAGAACATTTCTCATAATCTTCAACCTTTTCAAAATATTTTATACTTAAATCAAAAGCCAATAAAGCCTCATCATAATTATATACATCACCCACCCTAGGATCATTAAGATCAAAATCTTTAATCCAATACCATGCTCTATTATATACTAAAAACTCCTCAAATTCAATAACATTTTCATTTCCCTCCTCCTTTAAAACTTTTCTAATGTTCTTTCTAAAGTAATCTTTATTATTAATAATCTTTATAAACATCCCAAACCTATATTGAGGGGTTTTCTTTAATTCTTCTAAATCATAGTCACTAAAATTCCCATGGAGTGTTTGATAAAAATTATCTAAATTCATAATGTATTAATTTTTAATTTAAAGAGTTATTTTTACGTTCTAAAAGGTTGATTTTACGCTCTAATTCATCAAGTTTATCTTGAATATTCTTAAACTCTTTTAAAGGATTTATAAAATTAGGATTTGAAGGATGATATCTCCAAACTTCATCAAGGTAATTACTATTAATAAGATATTCACTTTTTAAATTATCTAATTGAGATTTACTATCCATAAAAATATTTTTTAAAATTACCAATAACTATTTTCCTACAACCCCCACCCCTCCTTACATACGTATATACTCACTTTTGTTTAAGAAAATTAAAAAAATCTTTTGTTTTTCCAAACATAGAAAATGTTCCTCCTTAAAAATAATTAAGAAAGAACCATTTTTCTATTATAAATATTTTTTACTTATATCTACTACAAATTTTCTCTATAACATCCTTAGCCTCTTGAAGATTTATCAAAAAAAACTCCCTATCAGCATTTATCCTACAATCTTTTAAAGCATTATGTATCTCACCTTCAGCACTCTTAGCATTAAAACAATAAAAACCAAATTCAACAACAAAAGATTGAGGAATACCTGTTCCACGAGATAATTGTTTAGCCCTTACATCCGGAGTACTATCTGTATAACCTATTTTATATTGGTTAGGTTTAAATGAAGGATTAGACATAATATAAATCCATGAATCACCCTCACCTTCCAAATTAGCATACTTGTCAATATCTCTGCCTGAATAGTAAGTTACTTCATCCCATCCATCAGAGTCTGGGTAATTTGGGTCTGTGGATGGGGTAATTGTGAAGTATCTTGGGGTTTTGTTTTTAAAATCTTCAACGAAAGGAATGTATTTTTCTGCTTGTTTTATATCGATACGTGAAAATAACATTGTTGGTTTGATTTTATGGTTAATTTAGTTGATTACGATGTGTTTTTATATTAAAAACGTTCTATAATTCCCGGTGTTTTATACCAAGGTAAACCTGT